CCTGAGTGCGAATGACGGTCTCGACTTTGCTGTAATCAACGCCCTGAATCGAGGTCAATGCATTGTTTAAACGGCTAGTCATGTCGTTGAACTTTGCCTCGTTCGCAATGCGTTGCTGACGTTGTTCATCGAGCAGTGCCTTGGCGGTGTCTTGCACACGTGCCACGCCCTCGACTGCTGACGCAATGTCTGCCTGAGTCTGCATGATTTTGTGCTTGACCTCGTCATCAATTTTGGAATTGGTGGCGAGGGTGGATGCCTGAGAGGGCACGGTCTTGCGAACCTCATCGAACGTGATGAGACCGTTGTTGATGAGGTCAGCCACTGCACTAACCGCATCGCCTTTGACGATGTGGAAAGGCAAGCCACGGTTGGTCAACACGGTGTTGAGCACAGGGGTAGAAAACTTGGAAAGTTCGAGTTTGATATTCACGGTTAAGCCTCCGAAAAATTAAGCGAGTTGAGTTTGCGTACCGCATGGGCAAGTCGGTGTGCCCTTGTCTGCGGTGTACTGGGACATGCGGAACGAGTACTGCCACTTGACTCTGCCGTCAGGGTGGTGCTCGATGCATGTGGGGCAGACAACTTTCAGCATGCGTGTGCTCTGCGTTTTGTTGTCGGCAGTCACGTCAAGGTTGGCGTGTGGGTACTCGCCAAGGGTCTCAAGTATCGAGACAAACTCGTCCTTGAATCGCTTGCCGATGCGTGTGGCAGAGGGTTTGCCCTCTAGGTGCATCTTCTTGGCAAGGGCGGGGAAAGCACCACGGTGACCATCGTCAGGCGTAGCAGAGTGACAGAGTTCATGCACCAGTGTGCCAAGCACTGACCAAGAGTCAGACTCCACAGGGGAGATGAAGATTTCATGGTGACCGTCAGCAGAGGACGATGGTGGATGCCACTCACCCATAGCACGGTTGATGGCACGTGCGAACTTGGAGGGAAACCCACAGGTCACCCTGATTTTCTCAGGGAGAGGGAAGTTGTGTGCCTCAAAGATGGGACGCAATTCGCCCACGGCAGAGGTCAGCCACGGTTCACGTTGTTGACTCATAGCAATGCTCCTAAGAAGTTGAAAAAGGTTTCACGCCCGATGCACTCTCCCATTTGGGACGTACCGTCAGCACGTGTAAACGACTCACCACACCCGCCCATCCAGTCAAGGAGTGCGATGCATAGCAACGATGCAAACACCGATGCAAACAAAATGTGCATTAGCACATAGAGAATTTTTCTCATTAGATTTCCTCCGAAATTGAGTCCATAAACCTCCGCACGTCTTCAACGATGAACAGAGGGACTTCATTGCGAATCGCTACCTCGATGAGAGGTATGCCACTCTCAAGGTCTCGCTCGATACCAAGTAAAACAGGGTTACGTTCATCAGCCATTAGATTTCCTCCAAGTAAGCAAACAAAGGTATGCAGAATGCTGATAGCACTGCAACCCACAAAAATGCCATGTCCTGAGTACCGAACACATACCCGATGAGGCAGAGTGGTGACTTGAGACAGTAGTAATGCCAAAACTTCATAGTTCCCCCTTACGGTTGAGTGACTTCATAAGCACTTGGTGCTTGGTTTTAGAACGGTGTTTGCCTTGGTTACGTTTTGGATTACGTAGCAGTGCAAGCACCACGTGATTGCGTGGTTTCATGTTTAATCTCCAGTAGAAAGTGCATCCTATTGAGCAGTGCAAGCACTGCCCAACTAGATGGATTTTCACCATGCATGCACTCAAGTAAGAACCGTGAATGTGTGAGTCAGACCCACAACTGAATCGGTACGCAAGTATTGAGCACATGCATAAAGAACAACCTATCGCTAGGTAACTGTCGCACTCGCCACAATCGTCAGGTCATGGGTCTAAGCGGTCATGCGGTGTAGGTATAGGCATCGAGTACCTCTAGTTCCCCTATCGCACCGAATCACTTTTATTACTCGCTGATTCGTTTGCGAGTCACCCGATGCAAGCACTGAGTGAGGTTTGATGATAGCACCATTTAAACGGTCATGCAAGCACCACGGTTGACAAGGTTTTTAAAAAAAATGAAGATTTTTTAAAGTAATACTTTTTGGTGTGACCGACCGATTTAAACGCCCTACAAGCGATTATTAGGGGTGCAAGCACCCTACCCCTTGACGTGCTTGCATTCGTTCAATATACGAGGTTTGAGTTATTTTGTTTTCAATAAGTTATTAACAATTTTGTGGATAACTTTTACTTATCAACAGGCTGTGGATAACTTCTCTGTATGTTTAAACAGGTCAGTTTTGACATAGACCACATGGCGTGGACTATGTCAACTTAGGACGTTTAAACGACTAGCGCATATTTTGAGCCTGTGATGAGCCTGTGGTTTGGGGGACTTTTAGCGTAGCGAAATAGTCAGGCGTTGCAGTGTATGGATAAGACGAATAGAAGTCCTAGAAGTCCTGTCGATGAGTGCCTTGTTGCGAACAGTCTACGAACAGATGACGAACCTTGTTGACTGTCGATGTTTAAACGGTCACCATGCGTAGCAAACCACTCAGGCAATGAAGTGGAGTTATCAACGCACTAGGAGTGACAAACCATGACAAAAGACATGCACACAACGACAAGCACTACAAGCACGAATGATGCAAGCACACAGGGAGCGGGGACTCATGTCGTAGACATACGGTCAGCCGTTGCTCAAGTAGAAGTAAAGAAGAAAAAGAATGGACTACCAAGAGGCGTACACAAAGACGAAACGTCAACGAATGGCAGAGACAAACGAATGACTGCAAAGATGCATGCATTCGCATCAAACATAGTGCAAGGCATGTCACCAAGCGATGCGTATCGTAGAGCCTACGACTGCTCCAACATGAGCGAGGCATCCATAGTCAGCGATGCGAACCGACTTTTAAAGGATGCACGAATCACTCAGTTACTAGAGTCTTTTTGGGTCACTCTCAAAGAAAACGTCATTGCTGACAACCAAGCCACACGTAGACACATCATGTCGGAACTGTATAACCACGCTGAGAGAGCGGGGGAAAGGACAAGTGACAAACTCAAGGCGTTAGAACTAATGGGCAGAGCCATTGGCATGTTCACTGACAAGGTAGAGAGCAAAGTAGAAGAGGTCAACGTGGACTCACTCAAGAAAGAACTGGAGTCATCCCTCGCATTACTACAGTCAGCGAAACCTAAGTCACTGCTGAACTGAGAACGTTTAAACAGGGTACGGCTAGTGCGATGCGTGGTGTGCGTGACCCACTACCACCGCACCCGCCCGATTGGGCGCTCGCCCGCTCAGCCCACTACACTCGATTTTCCACACCCCATCACTAATTCCTGATACACTACGAACGTTCTCTATAGCAGAAGTACCCCCTTATGTTTTCAAATCGATAGGGGGGAGGGGTATATATATTTTGTTCCACGTGAAACAGGAGGCGTTATGAAGACAGCGGAAGATGAAGAGTTTGAACGTATAGAGCGAGAGAATAGTAAAAACCAAGAGGCGTTTAAAGCCACTCCAAGTAGAGAGCAGTTAATGGCAGAGGTCGCTGTGCTAACTGAGTTAGTGCGTGTCTTGTCTGACAGAGTTGCTGAGTTGGAGAAACCTTGGGTTGATTTGACAAAGGAAGAATGCTTTGAATTTTGTGTAAAACATAAAGACAATTCATTTAGTTTACTGGTCGCAGTACAAGAAAAACTCATGGAGAAGAACACATGAAAGTTTACACACGGTTCAACAACGGTGTTGTTTTCGTGTTGCCCACATTAGCGTTCAGCATTGAGGGTGACTTTTGGATTGAACTGGCATGGCTTGGTCTTGCCGTAGGAGTAACCGCATGAGATTAGTACCTAAAGAAATTTTGTTGTCTCACTTGCAGCGAGCGGAAGGCGCAGAAGAAGTAACGCTGCCAATAGACTTTTTTCGTGACCTGCTTTATCAGGCAATGCCTCGCACATGGGTAGGGCTGACGGATGAGGAAATTATTGCTCTTGAATCTTCAACAGACACTTTAGAGTTTCCACAAACAGTCCGAGCCATTGAAGCCAAACTCAAGGAGAAGAACGCATGAAAGAAAAGGATTGGATTATTGCCAGACTACTCTATGCTTTGTATGCAGAAGGTAGAAATGCTGACAACACTGATGCTATGAGAGCCTCTAATTGGTTTATAAATAACCACGGGACATCGCAGTTGCTGGATGCCTACTCCCAGATTTCAAAAGAAGGGCGTAAGATTTATGAGCCGTATTGGGTAGACAAAGATAAGTGGTCTAAGTAACACCCCGTTTAAACGTGTACAATAGGAAACGTTACCTATTCGTTCGGGGGGTGTATGACTGAAAAACAAAAACTGGTTTATGACTTTATCCAAGCATTCATTAAGATGCGTGGCTTTTCCCCGTCATACTCAGAGATAGCCCAAGGTCTGGGCATGCGCTCTAAGTCAAACATCCACCGACACATCCATTGCCTACGGGAGCGGGGGCTACTCCATATCAAGCCCCATATGATTCGCTCTATGAAAGTCATCGACAACAGCGTTAAGCACGTAACCGCTCTGTGACTCTCCTTACCCAAAAAGAAATAACCCAGTATCGAGAACTGCTCGATGTCCTGCCGCCTGACCATCCCAACATTGCCAAGATAAACGCTCTATTTGGGGAAGACAAGAAGGAAAGATGCCGCAACAACTTCCTGCCATTTGTGCGGGAGATGTGGTCAGCCTTCATTCCCGGCAAACACCACAGGGATATGGCAGAGGCATTCGAGCGGGTAGCCGAAGGAAAGTTAAAGAGACTCATCATCAATATGCCTCCCCGACACACCAAGTCGGAGTTTGCGTCCTATCTTCTCCCCGCTTGGTTTTTGGGAAAATTCCCTGAGAAGAAGATTATTGAGACAGCCCACACCGCAGAACTTGCCGTGGGCTTTGGTCGCAAAGTCAGGAACTTAGTAAATACCCCAGACTATCAGGCTATCTTCCCTACCAAACTGTCTACCGACTCCAAAGCCGCTGGTCGCTGGAACACCAACAAGGGCGGAGATTACTTCGCTATCGGTGTGGGCGGTGCTGTAACGGGTAAAGGCGCTGACCTTCTTATCATTGATGACCCACACTCCGAGCAAGAAGCCATGCAGGGAACTGCGGCAGTCTATGACCGAGTCTTTGAGTGGTACAACTCTGGTCCTCGCCAGCGTCTACAGCCGGGGGGAGCCATCATTATTGTGATGACCCGCTGGTCTAAGCGAGACCTGACTGGGCAAATCCTAGCCAATGCCGCCAAACGGGATGGTGATGACTGGGAGGTGATTGAGTTTCCTGCCCTGATGCCTAGCGGAAAACCCCTATGGCCCGAATTCTGGAGTGAAAAAGAACTCCATGCCATCAAAGCCGAACTCCCTGTAGGTAAGTGGGAAGCCCAATACCAGCAAAATCCTACTTCCGAAGAGGGAGCGATTATCAAGCGGGAGTACTGGAAGATATGGGAAGATGACCATCCTCCCCCTATCGAGTACACCATCCAGTCTTGGGATACGGCTTTTGAGAAGAACAACCGAGCCGACTACTCAGCCTGTACAACATGGGGCGTTTTCTACCTACCCAATGAAAATGGCGAGAACCGTGCCAATATCATTTTGTTAAACGCTCTCAAGGAACGCATGGAGTTCCCAGAATTAAAACGCAGGGCGTATGACCAGTACAAGGAATGGAATCCTGATACCTGCATCGTGGAAAAACGAGCAGCAGGTGCGCCATTAATCTATGAATTAAGACAGATGGGAATCCCTGTTTCAGAGTACACGCCAAGTAAGGGAAGTGATAAGATAGCCCGTGTAAACGCTATATCCGACCTGTTTCATTCAGGCATGGTGTGGTGTCCTGACGTTCGCTGGGCTGATGAAGTCATGGAAGAGTGCGCCTCTTTTCCCAATGGCGACCATGACGATTTAGTGGACTCAACCAGTCAGGCTCTGCTAAGATTTCGACAAGGTGGCTTTCTGCGTTTAAACAGCGACAGAGAAGACGAAGTAAAGCCATTTAAACGCAAAGTGGCGTACTACTAAGGATTTATATGTCAATAGAAAAAAGTCTCTACCAAGCCCCCCAAGGATTAGAAAGCCTTGAAGATGCGCCCGATATTGAAATAGAGATTGAAGACCCTGAGTCAGTCCGTATCAGCATGGATGGTTTAGAGATTGATATAGAACCTAGCGAAGAAGGTTTTGATGACAACCTTGCAGAATATCTAGATGACGATGTCATCCAATCCATCGTAGAAGAACTCATCAGCGACTATGACGATGACGTATCGTCCCGCAGAGATTGGATGCAGACCTATGTCGATGGACTAGAACTCCTTGGCATGAAGATAGAAGATAGAACCGACCCGTGGGCTGGCGCATGTGGCGTTTATCACCCCCTGCTATCCGAGGCGTTGGTTAAATTCCAAGCCGAAACCATTATGGAAATCCTGCCAGCGGCAGGTCCAGTCAAGACTGAAAT